TGCCCAATGACCGCTTCCTCGGTGCACCGAAACGCGACGACACCATTCGTGCGCTATGCGAGTACCTCAAGACCATCTGCAATCAACCGATGTTGGGGGGGTCGGAGCAGCTGGAATTCACGGGGGTAGTTTCCGAGTGGTTGTCCAAGGCCGTTGAACAGCGCCAGTTCACCCTGGTGGACGGCATTTATGTGGGCGCAAAGACGATTCGCGGCAAGGCCGTCGTGTTGGAAGACCTGATGCAGCAAAAAGACTTGGACATTCCCACGGATATGCTGTATGGCGTCCCTGTTCCTGCAAAATCCCTGTTGACCCGGACCAAGTATCAGTGGTTTGCCGTCTTGCCGGAAAAGGACGTTCTCGAAGTGGATTGTGCCCTATCTCGCATGCTGTTGCGGGGCATTTTAGACGATGTGGAGCGACGACCAACTACAAGCTCGGCGGACTGGACAATCGGAGAAGAAGATGCCCGCGATACCGTCATTTCCATCTGATGGAAACACACTTCATGTAACACTACCACTACGCGTTCTGGACATGTCGTCGGTACGGCACTTATTTCATGCGGCGTCCCAAAGTTCCACATATTGCACCGACATGATGCGAACGGTAGTGGAACACTTTTTGGACCATGTGGCATCCACGGTATCGTCTTTGGTGGAGACGAAAAGACCTTGGACATTTACGTTGTGTAGGTCGACGGAACATCATGCCACTACTTGTCAACCTGAACATTGCAAGTATATTCTCCACATTCCGAAACGTGTTCTTATTGGGGAAATTACACACGGCCGCGATGGTGGGGAAAAATTGTACAGAGACCAGGAGAATCTCCCCACCTTGGAAGACTTTGAAATCGCATTTCGCGATTATTTCACGAAATATGCCCAATACGATGCGCAAGGCAACGCATTGGCCCACGTGACGTTTGAGCCCACGGTTTCACACGAAGGAGACGAAGAACAAGAACCGGTTGCTGCTGCTGCAACTGCTGCTGCTGCAATTGCAGGCACCGTAAACATTCAGTATGGACCACTCTATCCCTTTCCGTCACAACCGAGTTACAAATCCTCCCTCGAAAGTTTGCTGATGCGATACACCGAGGTGCTGCGACGACAAAACCAAATCGAAAGCGAGCTCTTTTGCTTACGTGAAGTGTTGGAATTCGAGCGTCGAGATTACAGTGAACAGTCGGAACAACACTTGCGACAAATGAATCAGTGGCGACATTTGTTCCATTCGGTCCAACAACGAGGCGAAACACAGCATGCGTACCTCCAACAACGAGTACGCACGTGGTTTGCAGACTATGCCATTCGCGAAGACTGTGTAGTCTGTTGGATGCCCTTGCTTGCCGAGGAGGTAGTTTTTCCCGCATGTGGACACTTGATTTGCACCACATGTCACGAACAATGTCACGAACAACACAATAACCGGTGTCCAGTATGCAGACATGACTATGATGACAACCACATGGAGGGGTTTCGCATTGGTCCCTCGTAAAAGTATTTCATGTATTTGTCCACGCCGTTGACAGAGTACTCAAATTTTGAATGTACTGCATGGTGTGTTCCTTGTTGATGGGACTCATGCTCTGAATCGGACTACGCAAGGTGTCTATGACACGCATGATTTCACGACCGTTGGACATGTTGCCCACGTCCTCTTCATAATTCTTGGTAAAGAAAAAGTCCAAATTGCCCTGCTCGATGGGTTCCTTGTAGGGCGAATACACTTGACTGTGCCACACTTTGAGAATGGCCGTTGGATTGGCGCGACGAATCATCTCAAATGTTTTGCGTGTCGTGGCCAATTCCGGTTGTTCTGGGAAAATGTTGATGACATCATTGACAAACTCGAAAAAGTGGGTATTGAACGCTTTCAATATGGTCGACTTGTCCATGTGTGACAACGAATGTGTTGCAAAGGGTAGAGAGAGATCCGTCGTTCTGTTTAAACCCTTTTTTTCTCGTGATTAGTTTAGAATCATGTTGTTGTCCAACACCCAATTTCCGCTCGTCAAGGCCGCGCGATCGTTGTTACAAGAGCCCGTCGTTCTGCTGGTCATCGTATTGGTTCTTGTCCTTGTGGTAGGCGAGTCGTCGGTGAATCTGTTTTCAGAGGGAATGGATAACAAGACAAAGGTCACTGCGCAGACGAATATGGCCATCGGTCCAAATACAACAGCAATAGATACGTTGTTTGATGCATTGCAGGCGAGATGTAACGATATAAAGACCCGCATTGACAACATCAATCAGCAGATTCCCCGCTCCATTGAAGATATTAAAGTCGTGTCCGTGACTTACGAAGATTGGGATAGAAAGGAAAACTCCTCCATTCAAATCAACAAGGTGCCGTACCAATACTCCGAGACGAATCAACTTAGCAGCGATTGTTCTTGCAATTATGGATGCAAATGGAATATATCATTAACTTTACCCAAAGGTCCCAACGGCAATAAAGGACCCCAAGGGCCGGCCGGTCCCGCGGGAAAGCCAGGTCCTCCAGGCAGTGCGGGGCTTCCCGGCCCCCGTGGAGCTTGGGCGCCCACTCCTCCGTCGTCTTTTTAGCAGAGAACCCAGGTCAAAACGTGCTGCGGCTTCCGCTGTCGTGTGAAAAATATCCCGATACTCTATAATGTGGATATTTTTTTTGGTCGTTACGATTGTCATTGTCACTCTGGTTTCACGATTTACGGTTCAACGTATGCAATCCACTCTACAGGAAGGTGCAACTGCACGCACTGGCGGCGAGAATCGGACTCAGGTGAAGTGTACCCGAAAGTGTTTGGGTTTAGATGCATCGTCCAAGAGTTACGAAAATGTTTACAAAGCCGTCCGTAAATTGCAAAATGAAACGAATGATATTCTAATACGCGCGACAATCACGTATCAAGTTGGCCAAGTCACCATGGTATCTCCGTTGGGGGACCCCACACTCTTTCCGACATCACTCCTTGACCCGACTTCCACACCATCTTTGCAGTCTGTTGTTCTGAGTGGACAAGTACCAGCCTTGACATTCAATTTTCTATACCCTGCCCCTCTCCAAGGACTCCAAGGTCCGCAGGGGGAGGAGGGTAAGCGAGGCGTGACTGGACCTACCGGTCCGACGGGACCCGTCGGACCACCTTCTTATTCGAGTTGATCGGCGGGGTTTGAATCGGCTTGGGGTTCCCCGCTACATTTTCTCCCCCATCATATAGCCGAATCTATTCCATCCACAACCCATGGAAGTGGTTCATCGAAGAGTGATATTTTTACTGGTTGTTGGAATCATTTTCGTTATTACAGTGTTCGTGTTTCTACGGCGATTTTGGCACTTTTCCGCGCCGTTTGCAAACTCTATTCAAAATAGAATCGAAGGACTAGACGCCGATGGTTGTCCAATTTCGGTCAGCCAATGTATTATTCCCGGCATGCAAGACATACTCAATAAGAAAATCCAACATCAACAAGATTTAATATCGAAATACACCTCCGAAATTGTGAACATTGAAAGACGTTATCCCACGAAGTTTCAAATCATTTCTGCTGACATTTCTGGGTACTATATGGATGCAACCACGAATAAACCATCTCCATCACCTACCATCTATGCCAACTGGGTGTCTGGGAAGTTGCCGTATCCTCAATTGTCGTTTTACTTTCCGAATCCTGAAGTAGGACCGGATGGTGATCCAGGACCGCAAGGTCCAAATGGCTTGGCCGACCCAAGGAGCTTCAAAATGCCCGCCGGCATAATGGGTCCTCCAGGTTACATTGGTCAACCCCAGCAGTTATAACCCCATTTCTTTCTCTATTATTTTTCTATTCCTATTGCAAACCTCGATTTTAGGCGATGCCGACGGAAGAAACATGTGCTACACAGAACGACCCCAAAATTCAACTTACAGGGGCAGCCGAAGTGCAAAATGCCGCCCTTCAAAATGCGACTGCATTTGGAGATTTGTTGACCAGTCTCGAAAATCGACTCACACTCATTGAGAAAAGTCAAGTCAACAATACTGTCACCATCGGTAACACCAAATACAGCGAATTAATTATTGATAACAGTGACCCACAAACGTTTGACTACAACGTGTACGGGTCGAGTCCCATCGTTACGGCGGTAGGCTCGAATCCGCAAAAATTGAAATTCGTGCTCCCGCAAGGCAAATCGGGTGTTACGGGACCCAAGGGTCCAACCGGTCCCAATTTTTTTGGTCAAGTGTTGGGAATCCGTGGTCCACAGGGCCAAGTCAGTGCCTACAGTGGGCTTCCGGAACAGTGGTCGTAAACGTCATGTGAAATCTAGGCGCAGCTATGTCCACCGGTCCACCGGGGGCTAACCCAAAAAAAATTTCAGGGATTTTGCCCTGGAAATCTGGGGTTCTAAATAATTTCCTCCAAAGTTACTAAGGATATGAAAACAAATCTGTGGTTACTAGTGTGCATATTCCTGCTTGCGAGTGTGAGCGCAGTGTGGGTCCATCGGGTGCTACAACAGTTGCATCCATCACAACAGGAGGGATTGATTGCCTCTTCCAATTCAGTCACGCAACCAAATGCGAGAGCATCCAACAATAATTCCAAACACGTTGGTTCGATTGAAAGCATACTCGATGATTTAGAAAACACGTTGAACCCAATTTACAGACAAGTTTCTCAGCAAAATCAAATTCTTCGTGTTGTTGTCGACAAGGAACCCAAACCGGGGTTCACGTCCCCCGACATGAAATTTCAATTTGACAATCCAACGGATATCATGCCAACGTTACACATTACCTTGTGCAAGGGCGTCGAAGGTCCGGTGGGCACTGTTGGAAAGACGGGGCCCACGGGACCGGAAGGTCCCACCGGACCTCGGGGCCCCCCTGGGAAGTGAACCGGTCCAGTCGTCCAGTCAGCTGACAGACACGCAAGATAACCGTCTGTCTGATACATTCCTTTTTTTTTCTAAAAGAAAAAGAAGGCATGCCGTATCGCCACCATCCGACCTACGCGAACAAACGTGGATTTTGTTCTCACCCAATGACCCAACAACGCGTCAATCAAAAGCTCCGTGATATTCAAGAGGGAAGAACTACTGTAGAAGATCTCCAGAATGAATTTGCAAGAAAAGTGTTAGATGAGAACAGTTGGTGCAAAAATATGCAACAAATCAATAAAAAAAAGTTTGATGAGCAAATTGAGAAATTTGTACCATGGCACAATTTGTCATTGAGTCCAAGTCCCATTTCATCACACCAGAATAGTATTCAAAAGACAATTCACCGTGGCGGAGGCACGCGTCGGCGACGACGAAATCAGCAATTGACCCGACGCCGAAGGAGGTATTCACCCTGAAACGTTTTTTGGTTAACCGTCGGCGGATACATTTCTTTTTTTTCTTCTCACCAAATAAAAAAAAAGAAAGAAAAAGAAACGGGCAATCGTGGATGGGTTGTGACTATTACGTTGTGAAGCTGTTGCACATTTATTTCGAGGATGAGGCAGAGAAACATGAACTAGAACTGGAGAGACTGCGAGGGTATTATTGTGATGATGATGTTTATTATGATGAAGATGCCGAAGATTACGAAAAACAATTGCAGGCGTATTTGATATGGGTATTGACTCCCAAAATGGAGCCTATTGTTCTCTACGCACAACAATCATTCACGAAACCGAGCTTCGAACAAAAGTACAAAACCCTCATCGAACATGAACTTCAGAAACTGGGTAAAACGTGGATGAACGTTACCAAAATTGTCAAGGTAGAAGAACGGCAATAGGTCGGACACATCGCAATGCACCTCATCAGTTTCGACATTGGCATCAAGAACATGGCCTATTGCATGTTCGATGTTTCTGGCGGCAGCATGTCGTGTACATCGTGGACGGCGATGAATTTGATGCCGTCTGCGCCCGTGGTAAGTGATGCCAACATGGTGGCTTTGTTTTGTTCCTCTTGCAAACGCAAAGCCAAGTATAAACATGGCGTCTCTGAAGGGGAGAGCTGTTTGGACCTGTGGTTGTGCGAGGCACACGCAAAGCGCGCGGAGCAAGTGGGACGCTTTGTCCGTCCAGGAAAAGAATGGACCATGGCGGCGTTGCGCAAAAAGACGGTGGTACAATTGCGTGAACTCGTGCTGCAGCGTTGCGTGGCAACAACAACAACAACAACAACTACAGTCGTCCCGCCGGTGGCATCCAAAACCGCATGTCTTGCACTTCTCCAAGAGTGGATGTTGAGCCACGTGTTGGAACCGGCCGTTCCGACCCAGGTCAAGGCAACATCAACCTCGGCCAACGATGCCGACCTAATTGATGTGGGTCGGCAGTTGTGTTTGCAGCTGGATGCTGCGCATCTACCCACCACGGTGCATCACGTGATTATCGAGAACCAGATTTCCCCCTTGGCGGCACGTATGCGCACGCTGCAAGGTATGCTCACACAATATTTCATAGTACGCCATCCGGAAGCACGGATTCACTACATTTCATCGTCGAACAAGTTGAAAGACTTTGTGCTACCGCCACCACCACCACCTGCGGCAAGAGGAGCAACAACGGCGAGCACGGCATCGGCAGCTGAGCGGTATCGGCAACACAAGGCCGACAGTATCGTTCACTGTGCCCGCATGCTGGCAGCCAATCCCTCCTTGGGATATTCGCCCGTGTTTTTGACGTCGCATGCCAAGAAGGACGATTTAGCCGATTGTTGGTTGCAGGCCATGTGGTTTTTGAAACACGACAAAACGGTGGAGTGCAAAATCAGTTGGAGTGCGGAGGACTTAAAGATTAATTGTGTTGATGGATAACATAGCCCACACACCGCTCGACACCCATGGAAGTGATTGATATCGGACTTTCTGACCTAGAACCAGTCAAGTTGAGTTTTGACGATGCCACAACGACGTCATCCTCTACTCTCGGTAGCGGCAGCGGTCCCGCGTCTTCGAATTTCGGCATTGAATTGTTGATGAATGACAAGAAACGGTCTGCTTCGATGAGTACGAATGTGGATTTAGGCGATGTGGATTCTTTGGAACGCGAGTTGAACGATTTGTCGTCCAAGTCGGTGGATTTGGCGTCGTCTTCGACCAAGACGGTGGGTGGATTGGGTTCGACGTTTGGCAATTTCTTTGGCGGGTTTGGTGGTGGTGCCAAAGCAGCGGCGGCTCCCAGCAACGGGGGCATTTCGGGACCCGACATGGCGTCGGATTCCAAAGTGGGAACTGCGACGGTGGAATCCATGGGAAATACCAAGACGTGGGATGGGTTTGGAAAATTGTCGGAAGTGCCCGTGGAAAAACCCAAGTTGACGGAACGCGAGATGCGACGCAAGAAGCGTGCCATGTTGAAGAAATTGGAAGAGTGGCACGAAAAAAAATACATCAAACACAGTTCTCATTTTACAATGGATTCGCCCTATGACGAAATTGAAGACGAGTACGAATCGGTGGTGGAAGAAAAACGCAAAAAGGACAGTGTCAAGTTGCAGGGATGGTGGTTTACGACCATTGTCAATTCGCTGGAATACGCAAATGCCATGTTTGACCCCTTTGGCTTGAATTTGGATGGGTGGGGGGAGCAAATCAGCGAGGATTTGGATTCCTACGAGGAGATTTTCAACGAGCTGCACGAAAAGTACAAGGGTGGAAAATTGAGTCCCGAGATTTCGCTCCTGTTGCGCGTGGCCTTTAGTGCTTCCATGGTGAACATTACCAACAAGGCCCTCTCGACGGCCACGCCGGGTTTCAACGATGTGATTCGCCAGAGTCCCGAGTTGATGAAAATGTTTACGGCAGCGACGGCCAATAGCATGAAACAGAGCAGTCCCGGATTTGGGTTTGTCAACAGCATTTTGAACCCCGACGAGCAGGTCAATACGACGTTTGGTGCCCCTCCTGCACCCTTGGAGACAAAATCCATGCCCCCGCCCCCTCGACCCGGGTCGTCGTCGGTACCATTTGCGGCCAATCGTCCCGACATTTCCATGGGTCGCGGGGCGGTATTTCGCGAGGAGGCGGGAATTTCGTTGACGCCGGGGTATTCATCAGCCGCCGCCGGCGCCTCTTCTCAGGGTCCTCTGGCTCAGACGGAGCGTCCCGACATGCGCGGACCACAACAGAACATGGACTTGCAAAACTTATTACACGGATTGAAACCTCGCACCAGCAGCAGCAGCAGCGGTCCACCACCACCTCCCCCTCAAACAATGTTTGAGAACAAGTCGCCTGCACCGTCCGAAGTCAACTTGGATGTGGGCGGTGACGACTCTCTCTTGAGTGTCAGTTCGCTGCGTGATGGACAAAATGGCGTTCTTCCCAAACGCACGCAACGCCGCAAACAACGTTCTGACAAAAATGTAGTTTCTTTGGACATTTAACCCCAGCTAATGTCCACCGGTCATCAAAATCGCCTATTGCACTCCACGTTACACACCATGGTTGACGATTTCGACAAGTTGGCGAAATTGTTTACCGAAGTTGCGGGGTATACGATGGATTTCGTATCTTCCCATCCGTGGACCCACATGGTTGGACTGCGCATTCTTTGGATAACAAGTGTTGTTGCCGTGACCTTGGAAACATGGTATTTCAAGTGGTTTCCGAAAGGTCGGACGGCATTCAACAAAATGCCCGAATCCTTCATTTCGGTGTCGACCCTGAGTCCGCTGACGTTGGAATATTCCGAGACGGTGTATCCCGACCCAGACACGGTGGTCGCCCTGGACAAGGGCAACTTTGACAGTGTCGTAATCACGCGACGGTCGTGCGACAAACTTGTTCGGGTGCAACGAACCGTGGTGGCCCAGAATTCCAGTGTCAAGGAGTCCTCGACGCGATTTTTGGCAGTAACGTACCACCATCCGGATTTGGAGGAAATGAATGTGAGTCTGGAAATTCCAGAGGATATGATGGTCATGGGCAACGAGTTGCTGTCCCCAGCGTTTGTCCGTCGCGCCCTGAATTCACTCCGACGCGGCCTATTTGACTACAAGAAGATTCCGTTTGATGAACGGTATTGTGTGCAGTGCATCGATGACCGTATCAAGTTTTATACGGTGCATGCCGACGAGGTCTTGGTACTCCATGAAGAAAGTTGTAAAGTTGTGAAACGGTAAAAAAAACGTGTATAAAGATATTTCCCCCACTATCTTCATACAGGGGGTGCTTGTTGACCTTTGTTTTGCATTAAAAACACATGGCATCGCACCACCCCTTGCTAGGAACATGGAACATGTATTACCATTTACCCCACGATAAAAGTTGGGATTTGGCCAGTTACAAGACTATTCTAGCGGGAGTATCCTCGGTTGAAGAAGTCATTGGGTTGAACAAGGCTCTGACGGACGCGGTGATAAAGTACTGCATGCTCTTTGTGATGCGAGCTGGGATAACTCCGATGTGGGAAGACCCAAAGAATCGCACGGGTGGATGTTTTTCCTACAAAATTATCAACAAACAGGTGCCCTCGGTCTGGAAAGCACTGATGTGCGCGCTGTGCGGAGAAACCTTGTGTACCGACCCCAAATACAATCGTCTAATAAACGGAATTACGATTTCTCCAAAGAAAAACTTTTGCATCGTCAAGATTTGGTTGTCCGATTGTTCAGTACAAGATTCCAACATTATCATCAATATACCCAATTTATCAAAGCAAGGTTGTTTGTTCCGTGAGCATGCGCCCGAATTTTAGCAGGGAAAATGTTTGTATATAATACCAACACACGTAAAATGGAACAATTGATGATGAAACTTGCGCCACAGCGAGACCTGGAACATGGGGTCACGCTACATTTTCAATCGGGGAGGAACGACAATATTGCGTGGGGGCAACACGTACACGACCGAAATGCACTCTTGCAACATGTGGTGCTGCCCGTGGAAAACGCCGCTCGAAAAGTAGTCGTACCGAAAGAAAAGAAAGAAAATCCACGGGAAGAGGAACAAAAGGAAGAAGAACCTAGGGAAGAGGAACAAAAGGAAGAACAACGTCAATGCGTGACGACGACTACCTCAGGTCTCAAGGATGTGGAAAAGATGAAGCGAAAATATGAACTGCACCACACGGACCAATTTCGTGGTAGACTGGTATATCAACAACCTGGGCCGACGTGGCTCACTCCTTGGATTGCCCTGTGGGAGAGTCAAAATCGGCCTCAAAAGGGACCAATTTTCGTATGTACCGACGTCTCTGAAAACGTGTGGTACAAGCAGTTGGAGGAGTATGTACAGGATGAGTTGACCCAACATCATTGGACACGCCAAGGCGGGGCAGAAGACAGAAAATGGTGTGGTAAAGAGGACAAGCCGTCCAATTACGTGCAATTGTCCGACGAAGACCAAGAGTCTGTCCGACAACAGCTGGTCCAAGAATTGCGTGGTCGATATCGAGTGCTTCCCTATGCCTCCCTGTCGGCGACCGACCTTTCTCTCACCACCAGTACCAGTGGTAGTTGTGTGGTCATTCTCGACGATGTCGAAAATTGGTGTGACCGCATTGTGCGCAAAAACGTGGATGCTGTGCGTCTCTACAATGTCTTGATGAGCCATTCGAACATGCGAATTGTGGCTGTGACGCAGTTTCCCTGTTTCCGAGATACGGAAGCTTTGGTTCTTGTGTTCAACTTGTTGCGAGGGCTTCCGCAATTGCCCGTTAAGAAAACAAGGATGAACCGAAACACGACGAAAAAAAACAACAAGACGAAAAAAGCAAAAGTGTCTACGATGTTTGGGGCATCCGGCCTTCCGAAAGATGTAAGCGAGTTTCAAAAAATGGTAGCCCCCATGGTATTATCTTTCAAAACAAAAGACGAGGTTGAGCTGGACGTGGTGCGGTGTGAAATGAGTGCCCATCAAGCGGAGTGTTATTTGCAAAAGGGGCTTTCCGACAGGTACACACCAAAGCCCGTGCGATTTTTGCAAAAGACGGACGCCGAGGAAAAATTACAAAGTTGCAACGTCGCGTTGGAAAAGCGTCCACAGCCGCCGACTTTTTCTTCGGACATTGCGGACCAGGTCCTGTATGAACGTGAAATCGCACAACTGGTAGATGCCCAAGAGCCCGTGCAATGTTTGGAAAAACAAAGTCCCAAATTTTCGCGTGTGTTGGAAAAACTCGCTACCGACGACAACAAGAAGGAGACTTGCCATGTCGTCTACAGTCGATTTGATGTAGAAGGAGCTCTGTTTCGAAAAGTGTTGGAACATTATGGATTTTCGTCCACTACGAAAGAAGCGCATCCGGATGCCAAGGTCGAGGAGTACCGAAAGAAGAATGTGGTTGTGTATCTCGTCATTCATCGAGACATGTCGTTGACGGGAGAAATGGTTGAAACAAAACATGTCCAACATGTGCACATATTGGAATCGCCGGCAGAGAGTCTGGTCGAGCTGCACCGCGTCGTGCGTTGTGCGTCGGACAGTAGACCGTTGGTTCACGTGTACATCGCAACCAGTTCGCAAACTCTTTTGGCAAAGAAGAATTTAGCAAAGACGGTGGAAGAAGAATTATGGGAAGAGCTGTTACACGCAGAGTATTTGGACTATGTAAAAACTTTGATTGTCTAGGTAGCGGGGAACCTGACTGACTTATTTTCTGAAGAAATCTAGTAGGGCGAAATTCCTGAAATGCTTTTTGGTCTGATGACCGGTGGACATAGCTGTGTCTAGGGGGAGAAAAAAATTATCATCCTATATACAACCAACAACACGATGGCAGCAACGCGAAGAAGACGGACGACGAAGCCGGCAACAACGCGAGGAGGAACACGTACGACACGGGGAACTACTGCGGCGGCGACTGCGGCGGCGGCGGCGGCGGCGACGACTGCGGGTGTCCCAGCAACGCCTCGAGCAGCAGAAGCAGGAGCAGAAGCAGCACCTCCTGGGAAAAGCACATGGAAAAACGTGATTTCTTCGTTGCGCGAAAATTCAGGTGCAGCGTTGGGTGTCGCTGCTGGAGTTGGACTTGCAAGAACTGGTCTGGTGAAATTATCAACCGGGGCCTCCGTTGGGGCGCTCGTCGGTTTTTATGGAAAAGAAATACTTGACGTAGGAAATAAATTGCGTGAATTTTTCAAAGACAACAAAGAGCAGGAAAATTCTTCACACAAAGCGCAGGAAATAAAAATTCTTGATAGCTCGGATAAAACACTTGAAGAACTGAAAAATTTAAACGAAGTACTCTCATCACAGATTAAAGATATGAAAAATTCTCACGAGAAAAAAGAACAAGAACGAGAATTGAAACATCATCAAAACGAATTAGAGAAACTGAAAAAAATGATTGAAAAACGTCGCAAACAAAAAAAACAGTTGCGCGAAGCAAGCGAAACTGAAGCTGATGACGAAGACGAAGATGATGACGAAGATGACGATGATGACGAAGATGACGATGACGTGGTTCATGCGAAAAAAAAATCCAACAATAGTTTGTTACGGAAAAAATACAATGAAGCCAAAGAGGAGTTGGCGAGACTGAAGCGTAGCACAAGTATCCAACATCATCCCATTGTTGCTGACTTTGCACCCGTAGAACTCGAGACGCACTTCAAAATGGACAACCATGCCGTTTCAGAACTGGAAAAAACAATCACCGATCCACTCCTCGAACTCGCCCAAAACGCTGAAAAATCTATTCAATCCTTGAAATCACATATTGAAAAAAATAACCCCACGTTTTTGAAAAACAAGAATTTTTGGGACAGACTCATCGAGTATGACGTGAGATTGAAACACGACGAGGAAAAGTTTCGCGAACATGCCAAACGTCTAGGAAAAGCATCGACGCATGTCGAAAAAATCAAAGAAAAATTTGACAATGCACGGGAGTTCTTGCAACGTTTGATAAGCCACATTTTACGTAGCGTGGCCTCCCGTGATATGGATGTCTCAACCACACAGCCGATTGCAGTGAGTTCGGGAGTGTTGAAACCCATCTCCCCGCCCAAAAACAAACCTGCAGCAGTACCGGGGGTTGCAGCAGTGCAGGCGAATGCAGTCCCTCAACAACGACTTGTTGCGCTAGCGAATGCACCGTATTATGTACGACCCCCATATAAAGGCACCAGAAGGTGGTATCGTGAGAAAAACTTACCTTATCCACCAGACTTGATGACATAGCAACATCAGGTTGATTTCTGACTGTTTCCCGTAAGGTATTTATTAAGGCGAATTCCCTGGAAAAGTTTTTCGGTCTGGAATCGCCAAGGCGATTCTGCTGACCGGTGGACATAGCTGCCCCACTCCGCGAGGTGTTCAGGAAAAAAAAAGGACTTAAACATCTGCTTCGTTTTCGGGGTATATACCATGAACGAAGCCAACAATGTACTCACGATAAAAACGGTGCAGATTCAGCCCATTCGCAACATGATTACTGCTATCAAGGACATTTTGACCGATGCCACCATCACGTACACAAAACAAGGTCTCAAAATCATCAATTTCGACAAGACCCACACCATTTTGGTCAATGTCATTTTGCACGCGAACAAGTTTGAAAAGTACGTGTGCAACCCGGAGAAAATCATCGTCTGTGCCAACACGCTGCACCTTTTCAAAGTCATCTCCACCATGTCGAATGACGATACGCTGAGTATGTACATTGACCAGGACGACTACCACGACGGCATTGTGTCCCACTTGGGATTGCAGTACGACAACGGAGATATCAAACAGTGTTACAGTCAAAAGCTGCGATTGATTGAGCCGGACACGGAGGAAATGGAAGTCCCTGCGGTGGAATATTCGACGGTGATTAATCTGCCCACGGCGGATTTCCAAAAGATTATTCGCGATTTGAACGGCATTTCGGACCGCATTGAAATCAAGTCGGTGGGCAACGATTTGATTTTTTCATGCGAGGGGAATTTCGCCAGTTCGCGCATTTTCCGCACCGAGTCGGATGGCAACATGAATTTTATTCAGAAACCCGATGCGGCCACCATTATTCAAGGCGAGTTTTCCTTGAAGAGTCTTGTCCACTTTATCAAATGCACTCCCCTGTGCAGCCACTTGGAAATGTACTTGGGCAACGACTTGCCCCTCATCGTCCGGTACGACGTCGCCTCACTGGGAGAAATCAAATTGTGTCTGGCGCCCTTGCCGCCCTCGTAGGTTCTACCTAACATTGTTCCAACATTCCAACAATCGCTACGTACGTCTACTACGACGTAGCGTTTTCTTTTTTGGATTCCTTCTTTTTTGAGTTCTTCGTGTGTTTCGTTTGCCACCCTTGGTTGTTGGAAACTCATAATATTGATAGTGTTCATTGCCCAAATTGACCAGCACGATGCGATTGGGAATGTTCAGTGCGTGGGCTTGATTCGGAGAAGTAGTCCAGGGCGTCGAAAGAACGTGGAGCAAAATATTGCACTTTTCCAACAACAACTCTTGGATTGCTTGGACTTCGAGTTGTGTAACATAAGTACACGGGGTTTTCATACTCTCCCGAATTTGTTTTGGAATGTCAGCTTCGTTTGATGAATTAAAAGCATTGACAATGTCTTGTGGAAAACCTTCAAGTGCTACTTTGAATGTGTCAAGTTCAGTCGTTTTCAAATGCTTCATTGATTTTACAAAATCATCGAGTTTCATGTTTTTTGATACATATTCTCTAAACGTTGTATTGAATCCTTCTTTTGATGTCGAAATATTTAGTTTATCATTGGTTTTCAATAATAGTCCTCTGTTGGAAAGTGCCTCGAACAGAGAGTAGTAAAAACAGTTGCCGTTCCCCCCGGCATCCTTTAATGTTACAGGGACTGTACAACCCGTTTTTTCTTTCCCATCTTCGAGTTCATATTTTCGCCATATATTTTCGCTTACAGGACCTTCTCCAATGGGTACATCCGTAAATTCATCTGTTGAGCCTTTCATCCAAAGCTGCACCTTGATGTCGTCCTTATTCTTCGAAACGAATCCATTCACGCATCCACTATCCAACAATACTGAAAAGTATTGATTTATGGGTAGTTTGCGAATGCGTTCATACGTACGCCAAATCGAATACATGGGGTCATACTTTACAGGTACCTTTACGTTTGGTTTAAACCAAGCGAGTGACTCGATTTTTTCTTTCGCGTGGGAGTGTAGTGAATAGAGTTCCACAGTAATGGTTTCTTCTCGTTTTTCCTTATCCACGCCTGAGAGATTGACGATGCGACCGATGATGGTGTGAAACACTCCATCTTCTTTATTCTCACTCTCTAAACAAGCGTTGGCACCAGTTCCTGTTAAAAATTGTCTCCACTTTCTTTCTGCGCAATAAACTCTGGCTTGAAAGATGTCATCTTCTTCTGGTGTATCTGGAGTTTTTTTGGGAGTTGTTGGAAGAGTTTTTTTAGGTGTTGATGGTAGAGTTTTTTTAGGTGTTGTTGGACTGGCGGCCGATTTTCGCGACGGCGGGGGATTCTCTTCCAGTAGGGCAATTTCGTGGTCCATATCGTCCATCGCACGTTGCAACGCGTCATCGCACTGATTCTGTTTTGTCGATGCATGTTTACG